GCTATCTCTGTGCCTGAAATTGCCGCCCAGTTTGCCGCCGATTGCGCGGGTACTGCTGTGAGTAAAGCGCACTTATGCGCTGCTGTTAACCAGGATGAGTTGCCCTCTATCCAGTGGGTGTGGGGTGTGTTGTCGAAAATCCATGCTGTTGCTGCCATATTATGCCTCCAAATTAATTTCTATTATTTAATTGCCGTGAGAATACCAGATTGTGTAATCATCGCCGCCGGTTATTGCCCCGCCGGTAGATACGTCAACGGTTGCGGTGGTTGCATTGACGGTGTACGAAGCCGCCGGATAATCAGCCGTGTTCTTCTTGACCTTGAAGACGCTGGTGGTCGCTGCGATACCGTTGGCAAGCCCCAGAATCGAACCTGTACCGATGTTGCAGGTATTACCTGCGCCGGTGCCTGTCCGCGCCGTCATCTTGATTGAGGTTATCTGGGCGTAAGCCTGAGCAGTCGCGCCGCTCCAGCCCGATGCCTGTGTGAACGTGTCGGTGATTACCTGGCCTTTAGCGTCCACACCCACAAATACCAGCGTAAAGGCGGTTATCTGGGTGTGAGTCAGAATCCATGTCAGATTACGCGGTATGTCCGGCTGATTGGTTATGGTGAAAGCTGTTCCGGGCGCTTCACTTAAATCTTCACCGCTTCTGATAACGGTTGCCGATGCTACCAGGCAAGCCCTGAATATCTCAACAGTTGCCGAGCCGCCCTTGTAGATCGGGACAATAATCGGACGTCCGTATGTATCGATTAGGTCGCTTTCCTTGCCGTAAGCCGAAAGTACCTTAATCGGCCTGCCATAAGTATCAAATAAATCGTTAGCCATTGATTGACCTCCGTCTAGATATCTCTTTCAATAGAATCGGGATTGCCCCGAATATGACTTGAATCGGTAAGTCGCCATCCAAAGGTAGAATGAACGACTGATAATTTCTTGCTTGCTAATCTCCCGCACTTTGGACACCTTGCCGTCCGCCGCTGGTCTACCGGCCTGAATGTTTCAAACTCATGACCGCACCTGCAGCGATACTCATACAACATCAGGGTCTTTCCCTCCGACAGCGTTTGACAGGATAGACATTTCATTGACAGTGGTTTTGATGTAATCTGTGCGGGGAATAGATACGGTGCAAAGGTAAACACCATCGGCGATGACGTCAAACGACTTCATCTCCTTGATTTGTTTGGCGGTTAACTTCTTGAATTCGGTAACTGCAACCTGCGGTAAATCGCTCATATAATCTCTCCTTAAATTAAAACGGCGGTCTAGAATTAAGCCCAGACCGCCAGAAGGCTATTTGATTAGGAACGTACCACTGTTAACTGCGGAATCATCGGGAACAGCGTCATTATAACGCTGAGGCTGTCAGAACCAACGGCACTGACAAACCCGACTTCCGGCATGGTGGAGGCATCCGACACCGCGTACAATCCGGCATCGGTAACACCTACGATGTCACCGAGCGTAGCCACATTAGCTAATGTACAAACGGTATAGACTTCTGCCATCATGTAGGCCGTGATTACTTGTCCCGTACTACCGGATTGTCCGGCAATAAGGATAGGTTGAATTGTGGCGGCGTCTGCCGACAGCACCCAACCGGCACTGTAACCAACGGGGTCACCGGCGGTTACGGACCCGGCTAATGTTATCTGCACTGCGCCTGAGCCTTTGATTATCTTGCGTGCGCCTAAAGTTTCTAAGAAAGCCATGTTCCGACCTCCTTAACTTCTCACCACAGTTACTTGTGGAATCATTGGGCAAAGGCAGACGACAGCGCTTAAACTGTCCGAGCCGATAGAGGCCACATAGCCGACATCCGGCAGTCCGGCCCCTGCAGGCTGCAATAGCCCGCCATCGGTCAGTGCCACTTTGCTTCCGACAGTAGCGACATTGGCAACCAGATTGGTTGTTCTCACGACTGCCATCGGATAGGCAATAATTGATTCGCCGCTGTTCGCACTGGACCCGGCGATGAGCAAAGGCTGAATTGTGGTTGCGGATGCGGATAGAACCCAGCCCGAGTTGTATCCGAGAAGGTCACCGGCATTAACATTACCCGCCAATGTAATCTTGGTGGGTGCGACGCCGGATATGATGGTTCGTGCTCCAAGCACTTCTAAGAAAGCCATTTGATTAACCTCACTTATTTATTTTTATCCGGCAATATCAACCGCTGTAGTTGACGTTGATCAGGGCACCGACTGACAGTTTGTTGAAGACAGCCAAGCCGCAGTAGAACTTGATGCGGGTCCGGGTGGCGTCATGGTCCTGAACTGTTCCCAGTTCTTCGACCTGGACGCTGCCGTTACGCAGACCGCAGACACCGTCGTCCTCAAGCCTCAGGGCGATGATGATGGAGTTGTCGTGGGTGGAATCGTAAGCGGTACCGTCATAGGCCGCGATGTTTAAGGCGGAAGTGGCGCCGTCCTGGAAGTGGTCAGGAGACCAGTCGTCGATCAGGATTTGCTGTTCGCCGTACATAGTGACGAATTGGCCTAACGCGCCGGGGAAGTTAGCGCCGGTGATCTGCAGGTTATTACCGGCAGCACGGGCAAGACTCTGTACCTTGCGGCGCATACGGCGGTTCATGACGATGTGGGTTGCTTTCGGTTTAACGGTATCCAGCAACTGGTCAACAAAGTCGAGGGTCAGGGCAACACCGGCGGCGGAGGTCGCGGCGGTAACCTGGGTGTTCGTGGTGCTGTCGAGGGTTGTGGCGGCTGTACCGTTGGTGGTATCGCACCAGGCGATCTGTTTCAGAATGCCGGTGAACGCCTTGCCGTTGGTATAGCGCGGCAGGGTTGAAGTGCCGCCCATGACGGCGAATTCATCAAAGGCGTAAGCGATGGCCTTTGATTTCTTTTCGATGATGGCCGCTTTCAGGTCCTGACTGTTGGAACGGGTCTGCTGCATGAATTTATCCACATCAGCATCGCCGCCGAGGACGTGCAGGGCAACAGAGCGTTGCGCCCAGGTCGGACCTACTTCACCCCATTGATCGTTCGGAGTGTAAAAGGTCGCACCGGCTAACGCGGTTTCCCAGTTGTACAGGTAGTTATTGCCGGTGATATCGATGAACGGCAATGTCTGGAACCAGGGAGAGTAATAGACGATAGTGTCGAGGATGCCCTTTTTCAGGGTATCGGTGGAAAGGGTGGCAAGTTCTGCCATTGTTGAAGCCATTTAATTAATCCTCCAGTTATATTCTTTTATTTCAGGGCTGAGAGACCTGCTTCGATGGCCTTGCGGCCGCGAAGGGTGGCAATCGCGGGTTCGGTATTTCCGAGACCCTTGACTTTGCCGGATTCGTTGAGTTTGGCGATATAGTCAGCCTGCGCTTTAATGGCTGCGTCTATGCCGGATGCGTCAACCGATTCTTTGTACTGTGTGGCTAGCATCTCTTTTGCGGCGTCCGGGAGCGTAGACTTGCTGATGGCCTCGTTAATCTTGGCCTGAGCTTCAATCTTCGCCTTTGCCGTGGTCGCTTCTGTGATCTTGGCGGTCAGTTCGGTTTTCTCTTTGAGTAACGCTTCGTTGTCTTTGGTTAATTTGTCGATCGTTTCCTGTAATTCCATAGATTTATCAACCTCTTTAAGTTTTATTTCTATCTCAGCCGCAACCTCTTTGACGAGGTCGGGTCTCGATTCCTTGAGTTTGGGCAGGTCCATGAGGTAAGCATCGACAACCTCAACACTTTCCTGCACACCGGCTTGGCCGCCTGCTCCGGCCTCTGTCACAAAGTCCACGGACTTGAACGGATGGTCGATGAGGGATTCCACGACAAAGGTCTCAACGCCGTCTACCTTCTGCTTTGCGCCCTTGCCAAGTGAGTTGATAGACACTCCCAGTTTGCTGAGAGTGCCCGCCTCGAATAATCCCTGCACCATGTCCTTAAACCAACCGGCGTGAATGTGGGCTTCTCCCACCGCTTTGCCTTCTTTGGTGATGCGGATATTCGAAAGAGTAGACACCCAGTCCCTGATATCACGTTCAGGGCGTTCTTTTTCCTCTGTCTTGGTGGCGTGGTTGGCGTACTGCTTCGCGCCCTCAAACAGGGCTACGCAGTCCTTGACCGCGGCTTTGGTATAGTTCCGGCCTTTAGATTTATTGAATCCGGGTTCGATGATACGGACCGGCAGAACACCGGCGGCGATGCTTTCAGCGGTAACTTCACTGATGGGTATTTCTATTGACTCGTGGATATATTCACGCATTGTTTAACCTCCAATATAATTTCTTGAGAAATAATTTAATCCGTCCTGTCAAGTCTTACCGGAATAAACGCACATCTACATCTCGGGTGTCCTGGCGGCACCATGTCACCACTTGGGAATGGTTCGTCTATCGGTATCACTCCGGCGTCCACGTTAGGCTGACAGACCTCCTCACATGGGTCAACGCCGCTATACCATTCCTTCCCATCGACACCCATGTCGTGAGCTTTGTCAAACATCCCTTCGCTGAGTGCCCGGTTACTTTCAGTTTGTGCAATCATGTCAGCTCGCGTCTTTGACATATCGGTAAACATCGAGCGCAAGTCACGAGAGATACCATCGACGCCTCTTTTGTTCTGGATGCCGTCACTGATAACCTTTGCAATCTGGGAGCGTGTCTCGATGTCGAGATTAGTGACAAGTCCGGCGCTGTAATCCTGCGCCCACTGGACGGCCTGTGACATTGGCGGCCCTTCGAATGCTATCGGTATCCCCATCTTCGTCGTGCCGTAGGTCATCATCTGGACGGAACCCTGTATGAAAAAGTTGCCCAGATATGAGGTTATGAGTGATTTAAGGTCGGCAGTACCGAATATTGTCGTGATAGCTTTCAGCCACGTTTCATAGTCAGACATGATTGGCGGCGGCGCTATTTCCTTGACGCTTATTACAGATTCTTTAACTTTGGCGTTATAGATACCTTCAAGTTCTTGATAGGGGAATTTGTCACGCATTCTGATGAAGTATTGTGACAATGCCTTCTTGAACTTGTTTGTTAGTTTCACATTGACGGGCTTGTCCATATGCCCCGGCAGATACGTTTCTACCACGTGAATCAAACTGTCAATTTCTTCAATGACTGTCATGTTCCAAGCCTTCCCTGATTTCCTGCAGCGCCTTAATCGCCCTGACCTCTGCTGACTCCTGTGTCCGCGGTGCCGCTCCCGTTGTCACTCCGGATGGGGGCTGTACGACTTTCGTACCCGGCAGCGGTGTAGGGAAGTAAGTATTAGCAGGTTTGGCGGGGATATCCGGGGGCTGATTCTTGGCTATCTCTGCCGCCTTTGCGTCCTTCTCTGCCTGTAACTTTTTCAGTGCATCAATAACGTCCTGCACGTTAGTAATGCCAATATTCAATAAGGCTTGTTTCAATACATCGTCCGAATCCTGAAGCTGCGGGAATGAGGCGACAACCTGACCGATAGACTTCGCGGCGGCATCGGCGTCGAACGGCGCGATTTCCGGCATATCAAAGTCGATATCTCTGTCATCGTCCGCTGAGATGCCGTTATGGTCGAGCACGATATTAAAGATATCAATATAGGCGTCCGCCCAGATCTGCTGATAACTGCCGAACTGCTTAATCATCGGGAGTTCTACAGTTTTAGCGGTGGCCAGATTGCCTGTGCTTATATCTCCGAAGTATTGTTCAGGTATTCCGAGAGCGGCGAATATCTGTAGTTTCAGTAGTTTGGCATCGGCGGAGGCGTTAGATGCGCCGGTATCAGTCCGAATAGGTTCAAGGTTGCTCCCTTGATTCTCTATCTGCATACTTCCGGCCTGTGGCGACTTACTATCGAACGCGCCCAGCACGGCACCAACTGCACCGGCACCGCCCATGACCTTATTCTTCCATGCGAAGCGTGCCAGTGACCGCACAATGGCGATACGGGCCGCCAGGAAGCGCCTGAACTGGTCAATCCAATCAACGGCCGGCAGTAATAACGAGTTACCGCGCTGACCGATGGTGTTAAGTGCCAGGTGATAGATCAGGGCGTCCTCGGTCTTCGTAATAGTCTTACCGTTGGCCTGTGTAACGCCGATATCGTCGATGTTGGTATGGCTGCGATAATACGAGGTTGATTTTATGCCGAGTGAGTTTGTCCATTCCCGTTTGAAGTACATAACATCTTCGATATCTTCGGGATTGCTGATAATCTCAGTGATTTCCAGCGGGTCAACCCAGCGCAGAGTACATTCGCCTGCAGGACCGAGGAAGATTGCGAAGAATATTTCACCGTCGACAAGCACTTTATCAGACGACTTGCGTTGTCCTTTGGCTGACAGGATAGTTCTGTTATCCGGACTGTTCCAGAAGGTGTCAAGCACGTTCTGCACATCATCGTTTTTGGCAGTCCATGATAAACCGGCACCGAAAGAGTAATCAGTCCAGATCCGAATAGCCTGTTTTGCCATCGGGTCGAAGTTAAAGAGGTAACGGCAGCGGCGGGTATAGACAACACGGGCGCCCCACAGCATGTCAATGAAAGACGGGTAGTATGTCGTGGTGGCATTGTTCCAGTTCGGCTGGGTCAGGACCTGCTCAATATCATACGTTGCTTCTTTGATGTACTGCTCTAAGATTTCTTCTGGCATATTAGAACCTCATACCCATTTCTTCCATGACCTCATCTAACGGGTCGTAAACTACCACTTGTTCGCCTTCAGTGGTCAAAGCGCCTATAATTGCGTAGCGCCGTGAATCCATGCCGTGACTGAACGTGTGTGTTGTTTTGGCTGTCAATTTATTGTCTTTATCTTGTATATACCGAAAGTTCCGCTGTTCTTTAATGCAGTTTAACGAGGTTTTTGTCCACCACTGCTTGAATTGACGTATCTTCTGATGTCCAAATTCAACGGAGTCCGCACCTTTGGGGCATGGTTTGATGTTGAATCCATAAGCGTGTATTTCGTCGATGCTCTTAGGTTCGGCACTATCAGCGAAGATTTCAGCATAACCGCGTTTAACACCCAGTTCATCCATTTTGTGAGCAATCGCATCGTTGGTAAGTCCGGATTCATAAAACAGTTCCTGACTGTAGAGTTTATCGGCTTGAATCACATTACGGGTCAATACAGACGGGTCGTTAGAATAGCCAAAATCTAAACCATAATATTCTCTGCCGCCCGAGGGGATAGTGTCTATCTGCTCGAAGTAGGGATAGACAAGCCCTTCGACTTTACCGATGAGGCCCAGTCCATAGATATTCCACCAGTTGGGATCCGTGTCGCGGTACGCCTCGATATCATGTACTTTCTGGGGAGATAAAACCCATCGAGCATCAAGATAAGTCGAGTGGATAAATTCATTGCCGGGTTTCCCCTTCCAGTGTTCATGTGCCCAGAATTCACTGACAGGGTTCCAATCTACGAAGGTAAAGATGCCGGTCCGGACATCCAGACCGCGGGCGGTTTCCCATGGCACGTTATTGCCCTCGTTGATGTAGAGGATATCTCGGCGCGGACCGCGGACCTTTGCCGGCTGATCTGCTCCAAAGAATTCAATAATCGCCTTGTCGAAGTGGTATTGTCCTTCGGTTTTGTTGTACCGGCTGGGATTGAAAGATGGGCCCATTAAATCTATGAAGTCTTTAATCGCACCGTGTTTCAAGTGTGGCATTGATTCGCTGACAACGGAAATTGTGAGGGGTGTTTCAGCGGTTTGGGCAATTCTAATTAGGCACTGCATGATGGAATAAGTCTTGCTGGATGAAGTGCCGCCTTCATTGAGCACTCGGCGATTGTTCGGATTGCACCACGCCAGGTAATTCTTTTTGAATATCTCCGTTAGCTTGAGGTAAGGTTCGTCTGCCATTGAGATATAATTCCTTTGTTTCTAAATCCATAACCTGAATGATGGGTTGAAGAAGCGGTAAACCACCGGCTCCTGTTATCTCCTGCCGCTCGCGGTACTTCTCCGGAGCGTTGGCCTTGAGCAGTACGATCAGCAGCACATCCGAAAACTTGCGGACATGGTCAACAAGTTCACCCTGGTAGTAAACGCCTTCCAGCACGCCGTCTACCGCACGCCGGCGGGCTTCATCCTCAAGGACTCCCAGATAAACGCCCTTGCCGATTGGCTTAACCTTCTCGAAACGGACCTTGAAATCCTTATCGCTCGACAGCCAGTTGTAAGGAGTCATACGGGTGACGGCGGTCTCTTTGGCGGCCTGTTCGATAGTGCCGAGCTCCATGTATTTCTTGAGAAATAACGTCTTCTTATCGGCGCGGGTAAGTTTCTTTTTGGTCGTCATTTCACGTACACCTGATGCTTGGGCGCTTCTGCAATGAACTTCTGAAGCTCTCTCTCTTTCGGCATGTAGTCAAGATGCGCCTTCTGTTCCTCGTCGAACAGGTCAAGGATAGTGCCGTACTTCAAATGCTGAAACGAAAGTAAACGAATTCGCTGATAGTCGGTGATGAGTTCCCAGACGGTTAGCATTGATAACTCCTGAAAATAGAAAAGCCGCCCAGCAAAGAGCGGCTTGAATTGGTTAGGCCGGGAGCGAAACCGGCCTGCTGCAAAGCGCTTTCGATGTATCATCACCAGAAACGCTGGAAGGACTTGGTTGCGGGGGTGAGAGTCGAACTCACGGAGGTAAGTTTATGGGGCTTACTTGAACACCGGTTCTCCACCGCACACCCGCTGAGTGGATGAAGTTCAGCGGGCTAAGGAGTAAGAAGTGAAAAAGAATGGCGGGAAAGGGGCAATAAAAAAGGCCTGAAACTTGCTTGCTTGCATAGTTGCAGACCTGATTAAATACGATAAACCCTTTATTATGTCTTGTCAAGTGGCACATTTAGCCTCAAATAACCTCAAATATTTATTTTGCAATCGGTAATTTACCGAATTTTAATCAAGTTTTCCGTGACTTTTCCACTGGCTGTAATGCCGCCGTTTTAGCGCATGGACCGACCGGACTTTACCGCAATACCAGCAATAAAGACGCTGTGAATCCCCTTTGTAAACCCCCATCTCCTTTTTACAGAATGGGCAATACTTCAAGATGCACTTTCGAGCGTTCCCGCTGATATATGCCATTGCCTTCAGGCTTTCGGGGCTGAGTTGCCTCCCTGCGATTATCTCGGCTTCCAGAAGTTTACCATCGACGCCGCAGCAATCCATCCGCCAGTCAATCTCTGCCGCGATTAACGCTGCCGCAAACGATGGAATCTTCACATCGGAAC